GTACTGGTTGTTTTCTGTTAGTACAATCATTTTAGGTGTTGTTAAGTCATTGATTAATTCATATACTTTAGGTAAAAGCGATCTTGGAAAAACTAATTTGTGATTAAGTTTACCTAAATTATTTTTTAGATATTTTTCTGCTACACTTAAATCTTTTACAATAATCAAATCAAAATCTGTAAATGGTGTTTTGTTATCTGGGTCACTACCTGGAGCAACTGTGTCTAATACATAATCAACTGATATTTCTGTTTCAGTTGCAAAATTTAATATTTTGAATTTTGCTGGTCTTTCGTATGTATAGCCATCTAAGTCAGTGTATTGCTCAAAGAAAACAAAGTCTGTGCTACCTACAAACTTGTCAAATAAGTCTGGATCATCTGGAAAACCATCATAGTCGCTGTCGACAGGTTTAACAACAACTTTTGCCGGATCGGCAAAGCCGTCACCATATCTGTATGAATCCACAATTTCAAATTGCAGTGGTTTGTCTAATGACTCTTTGACGTTTTTATAAACTACCTGCAATTTATCTGCATGTTTAAATCCGTTCCATCTGCTACTTAAACTGTCAAAGTCTGAAATTTTTAAACTTGTAGTTGACGTCAAATCAATAAATCCTTCTGATGCGGAATCTCCTACCTCAAATGTAGTTGTGGTTGCATTACCTGTATAAGTTTTATAACTACTTGAACCTGTGTCGTAATTAACATAAGCAATATTACCGTTTGCTCCACCAATAATAGATGTACCAAATTTACTTAATGGTATAGTAATACCACTCGGCAATGCTGATAATTTTGCACTATTTAATTTTACCACTGCTTTACCAGTTGTTGCTGATATTGGATCTACTGCTATTGTTGTAGATACTGCTGGTGCAAAATCACCTTGGCTATAATCTGCTGTGGGCGACACTGATGCTTCACCGTTGACCAGTAAACCAAAATTACTAATAAATCTTATTTCTAAATCTTTTGCTTTTGTGTCTCTGCTTCTTAAAATTATTTCTGGACTGTTTCCTACATTTGGAGTATATGTTGCATTTGTAGATTCTAATTGCCAACTATCACCTATATCATCTAAATTTGTATCAACCCAGTTATATGTTTCTACCAGTTCTGGTTTGAAGTTTGCTGTGGTTAATGCGATAGTATCCTTTAATACCCTTCCTGTTTTACTGTCAAATGTTTTTTCATCACTGGAAAAATAAAATTTTATATCTTTGAGACTTTCAAATATAATTCTGGTACCTCTTGTAGTTACTGTGTAATTTGAAATATTTGTTGTACTGTTAGTACTATTGTATTCAAATTTCATTAACCAACTAGCACCGCTGGTAAGATCCGGATTAAAGTCTGCATTTTTCTGTAAATTACTATTGTCTATAACATACCAGTGTGTAATATTACTTCCACCTGGTCTAAAATTATATCCTATACCAAAATCCTCTTTAGCCTTTATTCTTGTATCAAATGCGTTGCCTATATCTGTTTCTAGACTATTAGAATTTAATGTAGGTATAATTTCTGTGGCTCTCCATGCATTTGGAATTTCTTTGTTTAATTTTACGACGCCTTCTGTGACACTTAGTAAATTTGTCGGAACGCCATTATTTGTAATACTTGTAATAGTTGCTAATTCTTCTTGTGTTGGATCGTTTGGATTTTTAAATTTTATATAAGAGCCGGCTTGTATAATTCTATTTTCGTTTACACTATTGTTTAATGTAGTTCTTATGCCGCCATCTAATCTAGTAAAATAACCTGTGTTATTTTTATTTTTACTAGGCTGGGTAACCCATGTGATATCTTTATTGTTTGATGTCAAGTCAAATGCTAATGCATCTAAGCCTTTATGTAATTTCCTATAATCATCGTATACAAAGTTTTGTAAATTTACATCTTTAGTAATATTAGCAACATCCTCTTTTAAAATTTGCATTGCTGTTCTACTTGTACCAAATGTCAAATAAGTGTCTTTATTTTCTATGTCTTTGTATAATGCCCCATCGTCTGCAAATGATGTGACACTACTAAATCTTCCTGTTGGGTCTTCGATATCAATATATCTACTATGACCTGCATGGGTTCTATTTGTAGATTTAAGTTTTAATATGTTTACACTTTGACTCAGTGGAAATACATTATAGTCTTGAGCACTGACCATTCTATTTTGTGTATAATATGTTTGTGGTGCTCTTCGTTTAATGCTTTGTAAAGTTTCTGCGGCTGAACCATTTGAAACTGTGCCTTTTAATGACATCCTTAGAGTGAGTCTGTGTAATTCACCTTTTCTGTTATAATAAGGTAATACTAATTCTTTGTTTTGAAAATCTGCTGGTCTAATAGATAAGTTTTCGCCAATGCTGGTTCTGTAATAAATTCTAAAAATTCCAGAAGGTATGTTTGCAAAATTACCGTCTGAGAATCTTATTCTCACACCGTCGTCAAATAAGTTGTCAATTGCATATAAGTTTCTGGATTCTAGACTAGTTGCATTATATAATAAAGTCTGTCCTTGAAGATTGCTGACTTTTTGCCAAGTAAGTTGGTTAACAGCATTATTATCCATTTGATGCACAAATACATCTGTTTCGTTTATGTTAGCAACCGGTATATCTACTGTTCTGTTAGGCAATGCCCTTTCAAAAATATAATCTTCAAAACTTAATACACCCTGCTTAAACATCATAAAAAATCCTGTATAAGGACTTTCTAAACCTCTTTTATCATTTCGATAACAAATTCTCATTTGACTATAAATGTCTGGTTGTGCTTCTTTGAAAACACCGTTTTCTATATGTGTACTAACAAATTCAAAAGGTACACTAACACCATTTACAGTTGCACTGGTTGGGAATATAGGGGTTGAGCCTATTTCATTATTGAACCCATATATCTGTGTAGCAATACCGCCTACTGTTCCTTCAACAATAGGTTTTGTAAAAGGGTTTGTTACAGAAAATGCACTATTTAAAACTGTAATAAATTGATCAAAACTATTTGCATTTGTTGGATCATTCCAGTCTATTCTGATATCTTGTAAACTTTCGCCCGAAGCGTCTAGTAAAGGTTCGTCTGTTTCTATACTATCAATTTTTACTAATCCACTTGCTGGTATATTTCTTTTAGGAGCATAACCTAGCATATCTGCTAAACGTAAAATACTGTCTCTACTTTCTGCGGTAGCAAGGAAGTTTTCCCTGGTATTTAAATCTGCTCTGAATGATAAACTTTGCGAAAGATATGCTAATAATTCTATAATAGCAATAAATTCAGAACTCTCAATGTAGTCATTGAAAGATTCTGGATAATTTTCTCTTATGTAATTAAGCATAGATGTACGCATTGTACTAAAATCATATGCCTTGAAACTTACTTGGGTGAATGCCTGATAGGCTAATTCCCAGTCCTCTGCGGCAAATAGATTTTGATTTCTATTGCTAATTGACATTATGTATCTCCATTAAATTCTCTTTCTAACCTAACCTCTAATACATCTTGACTTTGATCTACATTATATTCTAAATAAAGTTCTACTTGTAAAAAATGATCTGTATTTGTAATTTTTACATCAAGTAATTCTACTCTTGGGTCATTACCAACTATAGTGTTGCATTCTTCTTGTACATCTTGCATTGTTAGATTATCAAACGGCTCCATTAGAACATCGTGTATAATACTACCATATTCTGGTCTCATAACTCTTTCCCCTTTACGAGTCTGAAAATGATTTAATAAATCTTGTTTAACTAAATCTAAATCCGTAAGTGTGTAAGGTGGTTTTTTCTTGTTATCTGTACTGAATCCAATAAATGTTGCCATACAAGTATTTATCAGTAATATTAACGGATGCTTTAATGATGGGGGTTTTTGGGCCTTTTACTGTTTTACTAAAAAAATCTACTTTTGAAGTTTTGCCGTTCCGGCTTGTATCACTGCGGCTAAAACATCATCTGGAGCATTTTGCACCCACTTATTAACTTCCTGTTGCTGATTAGAGTCTAAATTATCACCTTTCACATTTGGTATATTTGTATTATCGTTAGAGGAAGGCTGTGTCTGTGCATCAGCATAAGCCAAGTTTAAAAATATCGCACTTTTGTTTTCGCCATCAAATTGCACTGGAGCATCTGAGGATGATTGCTTTGCAAGATTTTGCAATGGCGGATTGGCTTTTAAAAAATCAAATGTGCTAGTTTGGTTCTTCAGTCTAGGAGATGTTGCCATCCATTGTTTGAATTGTTCAATATTGAGTGTCTCAGGTGGTTGATCCGGATGATTTTGTACCAACCATTTCTGATATTTTGTAGCAATAACATTTGCGGCTTTCATGCCTTTTGCTTTAACGTCACCGCGAATGTTGGAAATTTTTGCACGATTACTGCCTAATTTACTTCCAATTTTACTGACAACATTTTTTGCACCTTGCTTCATTCGGTCAACTGCACCGAATTCAACTTCGTTTATTACTTCATCAATTCTCATTTAATATCTCCTGCCAGTTATTTATCTCTTTTCTTATATCAATTAAATAATTACAAGTACAACTATTACTAGAGGAAATTATGAAATATGTTTTAGCAGTTGCACTGGCAGACGAACTCGAAGGATTGCAAGGCAACTATAACACAATTATTACAGGTGTTGGTAAGATTAACGCCACACTTAAACTCACTGAGTATTTGACAAATAATCCAGATACAGAACTGGTTATCAATTATGGTACTGCTGGAGGAGTAGACCCTAATATGAAAGGCATGTTGCACATTGGAAAATTTGTACAAGCAGATATGGATTGTAGAGAATTTGGCTTTGACAAATATCAAACACCATTTGAAACAAATACCCAAGAAATTGTGGTTGACCACAAAGGATTTACATGTTATACTCAAGATAAGTTTGCTACAACTAAACCTGATGGTTATTGCAATGTAGTTGACATGGAGGCTTATGCAATCGCTAAAGTGTGTATGCATTTTGGCGTAGACTTTAAATGTTTAAAGTTTATAAGCGATATAATCGGACAAGGAGATCAGACATCCGAATGGCAGGCGAATAAAGCATTAGGTGTCGAGATGTTCGAGTCCACATTAAAGGATTTAATAAAATAAAAATGAACGAATTTGATAAAAACTTTCACATAAACTTTAGTCCACTTTACATTGCCGCAGTTGTGATGTTTTTTCTATTATGGGCAGTAGAGGCTAAAGCAGACGAGATAGAAGAAATTGTTGTAACTGCTCAACAAGAAAAAGTGGTCAAAGCAGACCCAATAACTAGCGGTAGTTTAATAAGTGCTATTATGCCAGCCTTTACTTGGAATCCAGGTGGCTATGGAGGCTTTGTAGGTTTCAATGAAAGAGGTGCTCAAACATCTCACACTTCAGTTTATGTGAATGGTATCCCGGCAAATGATCCAGGGGCAAGTTGGTATGACTTTGGACATGACTTTGCAAGTGGACAAACAGTAAAAGTAATTACTGGTGCAAATGGTGTTATATATGGCTCAGGCAGTATGGCAGGATCAGTACTTATACAGGATACAATAGAAAGAGGTATTACACTTAGAGTAGAAGATGGTATAAACTATGTCAGAGTTGCTCCAATAGATCAGTTAGAGTTTAGTACGGTTAAAGATGGCATGGATAGTGTTCGTAATGACAATGAAGAGGAAGATAATTACGAAAACAAAACTGCTAGGTTTAATGTAGATGCAGGAGACTTTACTATTGTAGGTAAGTTTACTGAATACGAATACGACTATGACAACTGTTATGATTATAATTGGGGTCAAAGCAATGACTGTTTACAAGACGGCCAAAGATATAATATTGCTATTAGAAATGATTATATTACAATAGGTAGAAACTATAATACTGCTGAGTATTTCACAGTAGAAGATCCTACATATTTAAATGAGGGTTATAGAGATTATTTTAGAATAGGCAATCAAGTAGAACTCAGTCAAAGTTTAAATGTTGCATTTGGTATAGATGTAGAAAAACAGTATTACAATACAAGCAGTTGGCAAAATGTGGAAGGATCTGAAACAGTTTTAGTAAGTGATACAAGACCAGGTTCCTTTACAGATGAAAATTTAACATATAATGATGGTACATTATTACCTTTGTGGAACGGTACAATAGAACCTGATCTTGATAATGCATATGAAGTTATACAAGGTAACGGTGTATATACTCTAACACAAATAGATGAAAAGTATTCAGACGAAAATGGAGGTATATACTTTCAAGCCAATGCTAACTTTATACTAAATTATAACTTTGGTATTAGACTGGGCAACGATGATCAGAATGCTCTTAGACTGGGTATTGAAAAAGGCGACTGGTTCTTTAATATAGGAAACAGTTTTAGAAAGCCTAATCTATATGAAAAGTTTGGCGATGGATATGTACAAGGTAATGAAGAACTAGAACCTGAAAAAGGTGTAGGCATTGAATTAGGATATGGTGTGCTAAGTGTGTTTATGTATGATTTTGAAGAATCAATAGAGTATGTTCCAGGATATTATACAGACAATATTACAACATCATTGGAATTAGATGCTGAAGCATCTGTTAATACAGATGGTACATATGGTGGTTGTGTTTTAGATCCTAATTATACAGCATCAGATGGAATGCCATTAGGTTGTGCATATGAAATTGTAGAAGATAATAATCCAGTTTACACTATGGCTACATATTCTAACACAGGAGAGTACACCACAGCAGGTGTTAGATATGCAAATAACTTTGGTCCTGTTTTTATAATGTTAAAATATACTGATACAGACCAAACTAGAGTACCTAAATTTGCTGGTGTATTACAATACAGCGAAGACTTTTTTGATGTAAACTTTAGATTAAAGTACGCATTTAATTTAGATAGAGCACCTGGTCCCTATGATGTATTAGAAGAAGGGCAGGAGTATTTGGAAGATCTAAATAAGTTAAACTTATATGTAACCAAAGTGTTTACAAATGGCTTAACACTTTCTTTTAAAGCAGAAAACATAACAGATGAAATTGTAGAGGTTGTTCCTTTTTATAATACACAAGGTAGAGAAATTTACTTGACATTACATTATAACTGGTAAAAAATATCATATTTTGATTTGTTTGAATTGAATTAGTAGTAAATACAAGTGTATCATTTAACAACATAGGACTAAAATGAAAACTGATAAAATTATTAAGAATATTGTATCTACTTTTAAAGATCTAGAGGAAAAGGCCAGTCACATTAATTCGGCAAGTGGTAAGACTGTAATTCACTCTATGATACAAAGAGATAGGAGAGGCAAGTTTGATAGTTTGGGATTTTATAATTCTAAAACTAAAAGATATGCCTTAGTTTTTATAAGAGATTACATTGCAAGAAATGTAGATGTAATTCCTGAACTGGATGACATGAAAAGAGTTATCACTGTAAAATAATGACCGACCACTTAACAAAAAAATTCACAAACAATACCTTAGAAGAAGATTTAAGAATTATGCTCGTTGAAAAAAACAACGAGTGTAATGCACTTAGAGAAGAAATAAAAATGCTTAAAGTGTCTGTTGCTGAAGAGTCAGATGCAAAGTATAGAGCATTTGTTAAAATTTCTGATTTACAAAGAGAATTAAATTCGACTAAATAGGTTGGCTTCGGCTACACGTCTATTGTATAATAATGTGCTGATTCCATTACCTCTTTTAATAGGTATTTCAGTAAACTCCATAAAGTATGTAGCACAATTATAATTTTCACTATTGAGTGCTTTTATTAATTTGCTAGTTGTAAATTTTTTCATACCTATATCAAATGCTAGAGATATTAATGCAACTGTTTGATTTGTATTAAGCGGTACTTTGACTCTGTCTACTACCACACTAAAAGCACGGGTCAAATCAAGTTTATACAGCCTATCGATAAATTCTGGTTTTGCACCATTTACTAGACTATAAACATAAAAATTATTTATTTGGTCATATACAGCAATTGATTTTACTGCTAATTCATAATCAACTCTACCATTTTTAATAATAGTTGCTCCTTGTAAGTAAGCATGATTATTTCTAATAATTTTTCTTACATCAGGATGATCTAAATCCAGTTTACTATAATCATTGAATGCTATCATTTTGTTTGATATTTCTAGAGAACTCATTTTATGAGATATACCAATGTATGTTTCGTTTTGTATTTCAGTTGGCACAAGATATGTATTAAAATTACCAATTATAAAATCATTTGCATGTATTAAAATTTGAGTCGTATCTACTAAATTAGGCAGAATAAATTTAGGTACTACTGTATTTGTTTTAGAATATACTCCAGTAAGATAATCTGTGCCTTCAAAATGCGATCCTATATAAAAACCACCTGGGTTACAATAACTTAACGGTACATTATCCGATGGATCCAACTGCCCTATATTTAGATCATCTATGTATGCCATTATTTGTTTGTCCTTGAAGGACTTGGTTCTATACCAGGCCATCTTGTAATAATAGTATTAACTTTTTTATCAAATAAAAGCAATGGCGTTAATGGACTTTTGCCTTGTTCTGCTCTTTTAGGATAACCACCTGATAGTATACCTGCTAATTCAAACGATAGTAATGTGTTTGTTGTTTCGGTTGTTTTTATGCCACTCATGTTAGGTGCAACAGGCAAAGGTGGCAAAGTCGGCAATGTTGTTGTTTGAATATCAACTGTGTCGCCAGCATTGATGTATGTTTTTGTTAGACCCATTATATGTGTATGAGTTGTTGAAAATATATCTACATCTCCCATTGACTTGATTTGTAATGTAGGTTCAGAGGGCGGATTATTTGCAGAGGCTGGTGCGGCTATTTCTATTTGTGTGCCTGCCATATGTACTTTGTTATCACCAAATAATTGTAAACTACCTGGCATTGTGGTACCAGCGGTTGTAAATAGTCTAGGTCTTGCTTCTATACTTATAGCATTAGAATACATATTAATATCTTTCACACCTTCGATGTTCACACTACCGTTATTTAATACACTCTGATATACTGGATTTAAGTATGCTAATTCTTCTACATCTACAATACCTTTTTGTGTTTCGTTAGGGTCGTTTGGATGTGGATAGTTGTTAGCGGCTTTGATATTAACATTTTGTCCTGCTTCTATATTTACATCCTTGTCCGCTCTGAGGTTCATATCACCTGATGTTCTTACATTGTAACTGCCTGTGCCGTAAATGTCTATGTTACCATCGGCATCTATTTCTATATGCCCTGTACCTGACTTATTAGATATGTATATTAAATTTTCTGCGTCATTGAGTACTATTTGATTTCCGCCACCGGTTCGTATTCTTATAAATGGATTATCGTTACTATCATCCATTACAAATTGATGTCCAGCATGTCTTAGTCCTGGATCTTTAGGATTCTTGGGACCTGGTGTTAATATACCATATACTTCACTTGCGCCTTCCCGCCTAGCACCACTAGTACTTTGCCCTCTTATAAAATCATCTATCAGTCCTTGTGAAAAAATAACACTTTCTAATTCGTGCATTGATCTGTCATCTGCTTTTACTTTGACACTTTTAACAGTACCGCTGTATTCTACATTATGATCCTTGATATTTGCAGACATGTTTGCTTCATTAACAGGTGTCACTCCACCTATGGATTTTCCTGCTGGAATACCTGGTACCATAAAATTTCTATTTGTTTGAAATAAGCACCCTAAGATTATTCCGGAGAGTTGGCCTTCGTATTCATAAAAACCTACTACAACTTGATTACCATTATCAGGTGGTCTCATCCACATTCCATAACTGGTTTGTGCAACGTCAGGTGCATTTTTATCGCCTGTGCCTCTCTCAGGAGTTGCACCAGCAAATGGTGATGTCCATATACAATCAAATAAGGCACTAGTACTTTTGTTTGTGCCTGTTAATTCTGGTATATGCACTAAGAGTATTCCATTTCTAGAAGGATCGTCTGCACTAATTACTGTGCCAAAATACAGCGACAAACCTTTACTTGCATTGGATGTGATTTTTTCTTTTATGCGGTTTGGTATCATATTACTATTTAACCACCGTCACTATTATTAAGTCTATCTATTGATAGGGGATTTACATATCCGGCTGTCGCTAAGTCAGATTCAGTAAAAGTTAAATTGTTTATTGCATTCTCTAACGGATCACCTGAGTCAAGAACCAATTTGCCGTTTTCATCAAACTGTAATTTAGACGCATCTAAAGATGCTGATATTTGCTCCTCTAAGTGTTCCTCTGCCTCTATTTCTTCGGCACTTTTTGGAAATTGTCCTTTATAAATTGTTCTATAACATTGTAGAGTTTGTCTAAACTGTCCACCATTAAAGTTATGAAGTACTTTGTAAGGGAAAAACGTTCCTGAGAAAGAGTTGTCCATGGATAGATCATTTATTTCTCCAGTATGCCTGCTTGGATCATCATGCCATGTATCGTATTCTCTTGGAAACAAATATGTAAAGAAAAAGCCTACTTCGCCTATTCCGTATGGTGCAATATTTTCTTTTATAGACTGTTCGCGTACTTTACCTATATCTGTTTGCAGTGAACCTAAATATTCATTGCCTGGCTTGTGAATAAATACATTGTTTACTTTTGGTGCTTCTTTGCCAAGCCAATAAGGATCTCCTTTGATAGTTAATTCCATTTGTACTAAGTATGGTGCACCCAATTGGCTATTTGACAAAGCCGTTGTAAAAATACTTTTATTTGCAAATTTAGAGTTTGGACCTACTAGTGTTTTTATTTTTGGATCATATTCACCAAAAGGTAAATTCTCACCATGGGTGTTTTGAGAACCATATCCTGCTTGATCAAATTCAAATTCTTCCATATATATAGAATTAAAATTTTCTACCACAGAGTTCTGAACAGTACCAGGGCCTACTCCAGTGGAGAATCCTGCAGGAACTGTAATGGAATTAAGTTCTTTGGTAAATTCGCTCATTTTTTCTTTGGCGTCATCTAACAATGAGCCTGTGTCAATGCCATATTGGTCTAGTCCAAGATCGCCTACTGCACTTTCAATTTCATTAATAAAGCCACTGACTCCTTCGCTTATTTCATTAAATGCACTATCTATTACTGCAAAAGGAGTAAAAGCATTTGCTGTAATTTTTGCTATCTGTTCGCTAATTTCATTTGATATAATGTCTTCCACATCAGACTGCAAAGTTGATATTCTGTTTGTGATTGTATCTAAATCTGAGGTCAAGTCTTTTATGGTTTTGGTTTTTTGTAATATTGCAACCGGAGAACTGGGTAACTTTAAATTGAGTTTTCTAATATTTTTGGAATTTGGTTTTGTAATACCAACTGGACTCAGTCCAGAGGCTACTGCGGCTAAATCTTCTGTGAGTGTTATAGGCAACTTTGCTAGTGTTGTAAGTAAATTTTTTGCATCTGTGGCAAGTTGTTCAAACTTCTCAAGAATTTGATCTTTTGTAGTAGGCCTCACTTTACTATTGAAATCGTTAAGTTTATCAGTGCCTGCTGAACTTATTTGTGCGGCTGGCGACTGTGTGTAATTAGTTTGTCGTCCACCTGCAACTGGTACTAAATATCTTATACCATTTTCTATTTTTAAATCAACATCAAAAATCTGATCATTAATGCCAGAATATGTATAAGCATAAAGTTTATTAATATTCCTGTCTTTTGCGGCTTTTACTAATTTAACCTTTTTCTTCTTGTCACCTTTTGTTGTACTGGTTTCTATGTCTAATTCTTTTGCATCTATCACAGATGATGAATCTAGTTTGCCGGTAAGTACATAAGTATATTCCATTGCTGGTTTTCCAGTCGATGTATACAAGTATTTGTCATCAAATTTTTGCCACGTGTATTCTCTACGAATCGCTGGTGTAATATATTGTGTTTTATCTTTATTGAGTTTTTCAGTATCTAATTGTGCTTCGCCTTCATCCATATCATACCTATGATTGGTTTTTGCATATTTGTGATTCATTGAGGCTAAGCCATACATTACAGTATCAACTGGGGTATTTTTTTTGATATGTATTTTAATTTTGGCTTTTTTGCCATCATCGGCTGGTTTTTCTTCACCGGCTTCTGCGGCCTGTTCAATTCTACCTATAGTTTCATTGCCATCTTCCTCGGTAGTGAGTGTTAAATTTTGCATTGTATCAAAATATTCTTTATCAATAGGCATATCTTTAAATATAGTTTTCAATCCAGGAAGTCCAAGAGGATCTAACATGTAGATGCCTTTTTCAATACCTATACTTGGCTTTGGTTTTTCTAATTCAATATCCCCAGTCTGCGTCTTTTGTAGTTTTTGCATTTGTTTGGTAAAACTCTCAAACAATTCGTTAACTGTGCCTTTGTCACCTGATACAATTTTGATATCCTCCGGGACTCTTTGTACTGATGCATCCGCAGATGCAACTACTTCGTCGATTGCAACTGCTTGAATATTATACTCAGAACCTGTTGGACTTGGATTTACATCAAAATTTATAATTCTTATGGGTATTGCTGTGTGATAAAAAGGCTCAGCATTGTTAATATCGCCAAATAATTTATCATTTTCTGTTAATTTGTCTTCCTGACCGATCAATTCTATTTCCAAAAGGTACGGCATAGATTGTAAAGGAAATGGGTCACTCTCGCCCAAAGTTTTGTTAAGTTCAAATTGAGATCTATTCAGCAAATCAATAAATGACATTCCAAATGGTTCTTTTAAATCAAAATGCATTATGTAATTGTACATTTTATGACCTTTCATGGTTGGAGGAGGCGATGGATGTACAACAGTACTAATTGATAAATTATCTATTTGAAATTTAGTAACACTTGTTTGTGCAATAATAATCCTGTTACCTTG